TTATCATTTAACTTAAAAATTTTACGCTACGGGTGATGTGCCACCCTCAGAACCGTCCACTGGGTTGTCTGGTGGGCGGTTCTCTGCTATAATATATCCATACTGAACAGGACACCCACTTGACCATCACCCTTCGCCCACATCAGCAGACTGCGGTTGACGCAATGCTGAAGCACGACAAAGGACAGGTCATCATCCCTACGGGTGGTGGTAAGACCATTTGTATGATCGAAGACGCTAAGAAGCAATTCGATCAGGTTGGTTCTACAACCATTGTTGTTGTTGCTCCTCGTATTCTTCTTGCTAAGCAACTCTGCAAGGAGTTTCTTGAGGTTATCGATAATGCTGCTGTTTATCATGTTCACAGTGGTGAAACTGAGCACTTTAGTAGCACTAAACCTGCTCTGATTCACAACTGGCATCGGCAAGCATACCGTAACCAAATGATCTTCACAACGTATCATTCGTTGGAAAAGATTGTTCAGTCTGGTATCTGTATTGATACGATTTATTTTGATGAAGCACACAACTCCGTTCAGCGTAACTTCTTTGTGCCTACTGAATTTTACAGTCGTCACGCTGGTCGTTGCTATTTTTTTACTGCAACTCCTAAGCACTCAGTCACTCCTAAAAAACCTGGGATGAACGATTCCCGTGTTTATGGTCAGGTCATTTGTAATGTTCCTGCTCCTAAACTTGTGGAGCAGGGTTACATTCTCCCCCCTGTTGTTCGTCTGACCCAGTTGCCTCAGGGTGATTTCAAGCAATCTGATTCTCAGAATCTGCTTGATACCATTGATGATAACACCGCAGATAAGATTCTGATTGCTGCTCGTTCTACGAAGCAGATTGTCCGTCTTGTTTCTCAGTCTGACTTCACTTTCCAACTGGAACAGCGTGGTTATAACTGGATGTATATTACATCCAAGACTGGTGCAATCATCAATGGTCAGAAAGTAACCCGTGAGCAGTTCTTCAATACGTTGAACGCTTGGGGTCGCGATAATAAGAAGTTTGTTATCATGCACCACTCTATCCTCTCTGAGGGTATCAACGTCAAAGGTCTTGATGCAGTCCTGTTTATGCGAAACATGGACTACATTGGTATCTCCCAGTCAATCGGGCGTGTAATCCGTCTGGGAGGTGCTCAGAAGACCTTTGGTCTTGTATGTGTTCCTGTTGCTGATAAAGTGGGTATCAGCACCGCTAGGAGCGTTCAGGCAGTTGTTAATACTGTCTTTGAACAAGGTGAACCCGCTGTTTCCATCATCCGTCGCTAATCATGAAAGTCAAAGTTCAACTCTTCAAAGCAGGCAAAGTCTTCAATGAAGTTGTCATCGCTACTGACTATCAAGATGCCCGTCAAGTAGCACTTGCTCGCAATCCTGGCGCAACTGTTGTAAGTGTTACTGCTGTCTTTTGATGGGATTTCTTAAACCTTTTATTCCATATCCTTCAATTCTTGATGCAAAACCTAAAGATCCCTTGGGTTATGTGACTAATGATGGAATGTGGGCAGCAGTTCCCTGCGGTAAAAAGTTTGTCATTATACATAATGGCAGTCAAGTAAAGGTGTTAAACACTTATAAACAATCTGTTGATTTTATCAACAACCAACGGAAAACCATTAAAAAGAAGTCACGCAAATGACCGATCAAAAACACGAAAAACGACGCGATGCCCTGGGATTATTCTATGAGAGTGTTCTAAAACCAGATCATCAACTTCGTCAATGTGCTCACAATCAGGAGTGTTTTAATGAGTTGATGGAATGGCGAGAGGAAATTGTTCGCTATCTTGATAATCGCAGAAACGAGGAGTTCCACTAATGGACTCCCACATAGTCCTTTGGGGGATGTTAGCAGCAGTAGCATATGTCATCATAACTGATGAACGTGCTGCTGCTTTTTTTGTGTATGCATTTAGGTTAGTATCTACTAACATTAGACGCCACTGGTGGTGGTTGACTAACAATCCTAAGAATCCTGTGGTAAAATATATGATATATCGTCGCTCTTTACGAATTGCTAAGGAGTTGATGATAGAAATAAATAAAGATAAAGAAACATAAATCTATGTTATCTACACAATACCGTCTTCGCTTAGAGTTTATTTGTAAATGTATCGCTAATGGAGAAGAGGTAAAACTTGATGATATGATTTGGGCAGAAAAATTGTCTAAGGCAAATACTTCTGCTCGTGAAATGCTTAAGAAAGCACGTCGTGCTGCCGCTAATCCTGATATTCAGGAAGGAAGTATGGACGATTTTATGAATAAGATGGGATTAGGAGACCCCGACCCATCTAATCATAAAACGGGGTTTGATGGTGCAGATGAAATTGTTGATTGGTTTCAACGTGATAAACCTGATGATTGGAGGCAACGTGACTGAAAAGATTACTCCTGAAACATATGAAAAAATGAATGAAGAGTTCGTCGAAGAAGGTCTTGCTTTTAGAATTATAGTTCCAACTCAAGAACAAATTGACGACTGGATCGAAAGGAGTAATGATGCTAACTAATTGTACCGTCACTGATAAAGATGGAAAAGTTACCGATTACATCTGGGACGACCAGAAGAAAACCATGGTAGAAGGTAGAATAGAAAAAGAAATTCCCTGGAGCGTACTGCATCAAATAGCAGATGGATTAGGGGGTAAATTAGTTCACATTACCTGTGTAGATCACACTGGTAGAGACTACAAAAGAATCGTTATCGAATACGAGGAGAAAAAGTAATGGAAGCAGTAATTTATTCTAACGGCAATCAAGAGTGTGAACGTGCTAAAATACTCTTAGAAAAACTTAACTTTCAGATTCATGTATATAAATTGAATCAACACTTTTCGGCAAGAGGTTTTGTTGAGGAGTTTGGTGAAGAGGCAGAATATCCACAAGTAAATGTAGGTTTTAGGCACATTGGTGGATTAAAGGATACACTACATTACTTCAAGGAAAATAATCTACTATGAAACCTATAGTCCTAATTGCTTGTTTTTCACCATTAGCGGCGATTTGGATTGTAATGAAGGTAGCAGTTTGGTTCTCCGCAGTAAACGACGAGCGAAAGTATGTCAGAGCAGAATCCAAAAAACCACACGGACCTTATGTGGCAGATGCATATGCAGACGTTGACGAAGAGGAAGAAGAATATGGAAGTCGCACAGACTATAGATGAGGCACTCTATCAGTATTACACTGTAGAGAACAATCTACCAGTTCCAAATTGGAGACAGATTAAAGATCCAGACTGGTGGATTCAATATCTTGAAGATATGGGACTTGACCGAAGGAATAGATAGTGATATAATACGAGCATAATAAACTCACATCATGGACTACAAACCCTATTCACCAGAGTGGCATCGTAAAAGATACCTGAAAGAGGCGTTGGATAAGTATTTTGATGACTATGTTGAGAATGAAGTCATCTTTGGTGATATGATGGATATTCTGTCCGCAAGAATGTCTGCTGCTGTGGATGAGGTGAATAAAGTATTAGACCTTAAAGATAAATTTAAGTTTTCCTGATGATTCTCCTAAATATCTTACTTGCTGTAACTCTTTGGGTTCAAGTTCCACAATGGGATGATGATTGGAGTAATTGTGCTGTTGATGTTCCTGATACATCTTGCCATTGGTACATTGTCAATGCGGACAACACCTTCGGAGAAGGATTTGACTGGGAAACAGCACCATGGTATTCAATAGAAGGTCTTCAAGACATTGCCGATCTGCATGATGATGTGTTAGAATCAGGGCATCAATACACTATGGAAACACTCCAAGATGGAACTAATCCGTCCTGATGATCCTCAATACTTTGAGCAATCATCTTATGAAGACTATGATCGTCACCACTACAAGGTTGTAGGTAAGAATGGTGAGAGTATTGTGGTCGAAGATTATATGTCGGCACAGGAAATCTGGTGGAATAGAAAGATGTTCCTTTCGCACATTGAAGTGCTAGATAAACCCAAGAAGAAGAGTAAAGGTTTCAAATGAGTGTCCAGTTTCGTAAGCATCGGGTGTTTCGTGAGACACCTGCAGTCGTATTCTATGATATTAGTGTAGATGATTCAAACGCATCTGATCTTGTGGTACACGAAGGACCAGCAGTTTCACCACCAGACGATGCAATCGGTGCAAAACAATTCTACATCCACCATCATCAAGTGGACCATAATCGTGTCCTCTCAGGTGAAAGAACGTTTGAACTTGTGAACTTTGATTGGAAGTTTCCTTACCACATTGTTCATATGAATCGTAGAAGTGGAGCGTTGGTAGTTCCTATTGGAACTTATCATCGTAGCATCTCAGGTGCTGATGGTTCGATTGTAATCAATCAGGCAGTTAGAGATGAAGAGTTTAACGCAGACACAGAATTTGTGCCTGTGAGTGCTGGTAACAATCCCGAACTTTATCGGGTTCTTATACACGAACAACCTGTAATTCATGACATTGGAGAGTGATGCCGACAAAAAAGACCTCTACGAAGGTATCTGGGACAAATACTACAACTCCGAAAGCGAAGGCAAAGAGTTCAAAGACCACTTCTACGCGCCAGAAGAATACGGCACCTGGCAAACCCAAAGCGAAAGCAACAACCAAAACGAAGAAACCTTCATCAACACCTGTGAAGAAACCTTCGGTAAGAAAAACTGCCACCAAGAAACCTACTTTCAAGAGGAAACAACTTCCGATTGAAGAGTTACATCCATTTTCAGCATTTCCTTTTAGATTACAGTATCAAGATGGAAAAGATCAACGAATCTGTCACTTCGAGTGTGAACAACATAGAGACAAACACATCAACCGATACCAACTTAAAAAAGGAAGTTACGTCATCGACAACCTTACCTAAAGATCCTATCATCCCATCTCTTATGTTTCTTGGGGTGATACTTGCCACATTGAGTGTTATTGTGCTAGGATACTTCAAAGGTAACATGCACTTGCTTACCACACTTAAAAAC